AGGACTTTTACCTGCTTAGTGTTTGCCATAGATCTTGCTAAAGCCTTTGTATATCTAGACGCAAGTCTGTCATACAAGTTATCCTCAATCGCTTCTTCAGTGATTGCGAATCCAAGTGCTATGGTTTCGTGATTATAACGAGAAGTGAAAGTCTCTTGAGCATCATCGAATGATACACCTTGACCTTCTGCTTTGACTTGCGCGTTTGCAAATCCAGAAAGCATTACTTCTTCTTCGAATGCTCTGTCTGAATTCTCAACATCATAAATCTCTGCATGTTGGTTCTCGTATCTTTTGTATTCCAGGCCGAATAAAGCATTTAAACCTGGCTCTAGTTCTTTAACTAGCTGTGATCGTGATATAGCCATAATTTATTCTCCTTATATACCTGTTGCCAAAGATCCAACTAGATACTGATGTAAGTTAACTTTTACGATAACTGAACAATTTGCAGCTGTTTGATCTTCGTTTTCTGGATCTTCAGCTATTCTAACTACTCTCAATTGTTTAGCAGTTGTTGCTGCTGTTGAGATTCCTAGTTGAACAGATGATAATCCTGTTGATGTACTACCTGCAGCGGCTGTTGTTGCATAAGTTTGTCCAACTTTGGATTGTCTTGCAGCAACTGAACCACCTAACGTAGCGTCCGTTGCAATGATGTATTCTTGAAAAGGGTCATCATTGACGAATGCTGTCACGTCTTCACTATTCGCAGGTGTTGTTCCTGTTGGAAAAAAGTTACTAAAAGTTGGTTTTTTAGATGTTGCATCTGTGTATGTTACACCATTCAACACACCAACCATAGCAGTTCCAGCAGCAGCAGTGGTTATATAACCACCAGTTGAAGCATGGATGTTTACTTTTACAGGTTCACCTTGAAATATATTAGCACCATGACCAGCATCTATTTGGTATTTAGACTGACCTTGAATAGCAGGTGTGTTACCTACTCTCATTGCTGCCTTTAAACCAAACCCTTGACTGTTTGCGTTTGCCATTTTGTTTTCCTATATTTGTTTCGTTGGTTTAGAAATTGTTAAAAGAACTATTTCTTTGTACCACCGAAGGTTACACGTGTTTGCCTATCTTGATTAATAGGCATACTTGGGTGCTGTTCCTTCAAAAGATCGTTGTTTACTGCTTCGTCTTTTTCGCGAGCCATACGTGCATAATACTCATCACGCTGTTTTGCAATCTCTTCTGGTATCCTTGCCAGCACAAGGCCTCCGCTTCCGATCATACCTGCGTATTTTCCTTCAGTATGGCTGTTATAATGTTGTCCTGGATAAGCATCTGCTCTAACCAGTGACCAACCAGCCCTTAACTTGTTAGTTATATTATTAGAGTTGTCTTGGCCTCTTATTTCAGTTGCCAGCCATCTCTGTCTATAACCGTCTGGCGCAGGTGGTGCTTCCAGAGCGTTGGGTGGAGTCCAAACTTTTGGTTTTTCTTCCGCTTGCCTACTTTGGCTTGCGCGAGAGGTTTTTATATCCTTATCTGTCATATGCTTCTGCCCTCCTTCGCGTATTTTTCTCTTGCATAATCTTCTAGTGACACACCAATTCTTCTAGCAATTGCTACCTCTGTGGGTGTGAGTGACACAGTTTTGTTGCGTCCTGTTGCAGCTGGACGTTTAGCTGAAGCTACAGTTTGAGCAGGTTTTGCTTTTTCTGTAGTTGAATCATCGACTTTATCAAATTTGGAAGGGAATTCAAGTCTTAATCTGCGATCTAATTCATTAAAATAGTCATCGCTTGAACCTTCATATCCTTCACCCATAAGATCATCGTGAATATCATAAGCCGTTGCTGTCATACCTTTTACCTTACCAAACCAAGACTTATTGTTATCTATCCACTCTTGAGTTTTTTCATCAATAGGGGGTCTTTGTTGTGGTACAGGTTGTTCTTCTGACTTTTGAACGTCTGATTCTTTTTTAGTTTGTGATGCTTTTAAATCAGCTAGTCTAGCCTCTTCATATCCTAATCTAGATATTTCTTTTTGTGCCTCTATCTCAGATTTAATATCATTATCTTCTCTAGCTTTAGCTAATTTAGCTGTTGCAGCTTGTACACCAGCTTTGATTCTAGTTTCAACTTCAGAGACATAGTTGGTATCTAATTTTTCAAGTCTACCTTTTAACTTATCTCTTTCTGCCATGATTATTTTTGTATACTCAGAAACCTCATCTCGTTGTCTTTCGGCTTCTCTTCTCTTGGCAACTTCTTTATTGATTCTTCTCTTTACGTTAAAACCATATTTTTTTATTTCTTCTTCAGAAAATCTTTTATCTTTTTGTTCTTTAGTTTCACGTTTATCTTCTTGAACTGGAACATCAGATTGCTGATTAGATTCCGAAAATGTATCATCGGTGCTACCACCGTCTTCAAGTTTTGTCTCACGTTCATTTTCATGTGACTTATCCTCCGCTGGTGTTTTATCTTCTTGTTTATCAGTTGTAGATTCTTCGATAGGTAATTCTACCTCTGCACCTGGGCCAGAAGTATCTATGTCAACTGTTTTTTCTTCGTCTGCCATTACTCCTCCTTAAATATAATGCAATACAGATTCTGGGTCAGAAATAGTTCCTAACACTTCATCATCATTTAGTAGTCTAACTTCACCACCTTCAATAGGTAATCTAGAGCCTGCATATCTAGCAAAGATAACCCAATCACCTTCTTTGCACCATTGTCCTGTTGGAAATTTATCAGAATCATTATAACATAGCGGCCCCATTTTAATTACATAACCACAATTAGTTGCGGTTCTTAATTTTTCTAAGGACTCTTGTGCAATGATAATACCACCTTTTGTTTTTTCTTTTGGTGTAAAAGGTAATACTAATATTCTCCAACCAGATGGTTGAGGTAATTTTGATACTAAATCTTGTATGTTATCAGGGGATAAAGGTTCTTTTTCCTCTGGCTTATTTTCTTTTTCTTTGTTATATTTTTCTTGTAAAGCGTTCCTATGTTTTGGAACTTCCTTTTCCGAGTTTAATAATGTTGTCATCTTCTATTTTTTGCTCCTTTGGGTTTAGCAGGTTAGAGATTTCCTGTAATACTATTTGGTAGGCATGTGCCTGTCCTAACATATACTTATATTTTTCCATGTTGTCAACACCACCCGCCACCATCGCATCAGCAATGTTAGTATGATTTGTTTTTATAAATTTTTGTATTTTAGGTATTAATTCTATATCATTCATGTTTTCCTACTCCTTCTAATAGACTCTTTGCCTCTTTTAAAAATTGCAGCGACTTGTGATTTACCCATAACTTTGGCACGCTGTTCTCCAACAGTTAGAATTTGTATTTTCCTTGCAAACGGTTTAGATATCTTTTTAACCTTTGCAACAGTTTTACGAGCATCAGTAGGAGTCGCAAACTTAATTCTAACAGTATCTTTAGGATTCTCATCTGTATAGAGTCTCCTACCAGAGCCTTTAGGCTTTTTTCCCGTTCCCTTTTTTGGATCCGCCATGTAATACTCCTTTTAATGTTTTGGCTTGTGCAGCATGTGTTTTAGAGGCTTTTTGTAAACCTTTCATCACTTTTTTTATTTTTGCCTTTGCTTTTTTCATATTTTAAACTCCTGTAATATTTTTATTTTTTCTTCAGCTTGTGCAATCTTATCAACTAATTTATCTATTTCATCTAAATGTTGAGGATGTTCTCCAATTCCAACAGGTTTTTCTAAATAAATTTTTATTGTAGCTTCCGCAGATGATATATCTGCGTTGTATCTATCTTCTAATGCTTGTAATATAACTGATCTAATATCCACTTAACATTTCCATCTTCTACGAGCCTGTCTTAGTCTTGAATTAGGATCTCTCGCAGCTTTTGGAAATTTTTTCATTTGTCCTGCGCTTCGCGCACAAAAAGACTTACGTCTTTTGGCAGCTTTAGATCCTGGTTTGACTTTGCCAGTAACCGCTGTTTTTAACTTAGAGCCAGGATTTAATCTCCTATAGGCTTTGACCCCAGCTTGTGTCATGCCTGCGCCCGATTTTGTCGAACGAAAATTTTTTTTATTTCTTGGTGGCATTGTGCCTTTGGAATATTCAACTCTCATCATTAGAAGTAAGTTATCCTCGTCATATCAACTATGCCACCAGTTGCTCTTTTAGTTCTTTTAGCAAATGTTGCTGCTCTACTAGGTGTAGGGCCTGTATTCGCTTTTGCTTGTTTTCTTCTTACGGCACCCGCACGCTGCCCTTTGGTCATCGCTCTTGCTTTCGCAATGGGCACGCATTTTGGATAATTTTTTCTTTTTTCTCCACCACTGCGCCCACACTTTGGGTACGAACCATCGGATCGCTTGTTTGCAATATCGACCCAATTCTCTTTTACCCATGCACGTAAACCTTTTTTAGCCATTACGAATTTTTTCCGTAAGCGTCCTTATTCATTCCTCTAATACAAACGCCACCGCCTTTGCCATACATACTACGCATCATTCCACCACCCATAGCTTTTTTACGGCTACCTTTTTTACCACCTGGTGTAATTTTTCCAGAGCATACTCCAGAAGCATACATGTTAGCATATGCAGACGGGTAAACTTTAAATTTACGTTTTGCTGCTGCTTTACCTTTTGGACAGAGTTTTGCCATTATTTTTTCTTCTTCATTTTAGCTTTTTTCTTTTTAGCCATTACAAACTTTTTTAATTGTGGCGGAATCTTCCCACCTTTTCTTGCTTCTACTCTTCCAAGATCTTTTGCACCTTTTCCGTCAGCAGCAAAGAAAGGAACTTTTTTTCCACCCTTATTTACCATTTTTAATTTAGCCATTATTTTTTTCCTCCGTTTCTAAATATTTGTGTTCCTTTTATACCATATATACTTGCAACTACAAGGATCCACAGGTTTGTGAACCATGATGGCAGCTGTGAGAACATCTCAAAAAACAATTTTACCTTATCCATCGCACTTGGGTCATCTGATATAACTGCGTAGGCAAGCACCAACACGGGCAAACTAAGAATTATCAAAACTGCCTCGTCTTTCCAATCTGATTGCCTAGCCTCTAACAGTTTTCCCTGATAAGCCTCCTCGCCCTGGGCCATTTTTTGTGCATGCATTAGCTGGGCCTCTGACATAGCCATCTTTGTACGTTGTTTATTAGCGTATATCTTACTACCCGCAGACATCGCTAATTTAATAGCTGATAACCACATAATTAAAATAATTTAGCGTT